TATTGCCACAGGTTGAAAAGTTTATTACATTTTTGAATGACAAAGGCATTCCGGCGTTAGATGGATTTATTGCAGGACTTACAGGTGAAGAAGGTTTGACCAATTCACTTGATGAAACGGGAAAAGGTTTTGAAGGTTTTGGTAAGTTTGTTGGTGGTGCAATTGGAATTTTACAAGGATTTATCACATTTTTAAGAGAAGCAGTTGGTTTAGTTGTAGAATTAGCAAATACATTTGTAAGAGCCTACAACATTATCAATCCTGGAACCGATGTTGGTTATATTCCAAACCCATCACTTACAGGAAAGATGCTTGGTCAAACACCTAGCGTGCCAACACCTACTGCTTTGGATAGAAACCCAACGGGCCGAATAGTCAACAACATTACAGTTAAAGCAGTGGATTCAGAAGGCGCAGCCAGAGCAGTTGCAAAAGTATTAAATCAATCATCTGCCAGATCAATTCCGGCACTAGATCCAGCAAGCATTAGACGACTTCAATAATGAGCAACTTTACGCCTGAATGGCGATTGCTAGTTAATGGCGTTGATTATTCAAACGTAGCAATCTCAGATATATCTCACGCATCTGGTCGGGATGATATTTACATTCAGCCAAACCCGTCATACATGGAAATTGCTTTAGTTGCTTTAGAAGATGAAAACTATGTCTTTGATGTTAATGATTCTTTAACACTACAAGTCAAAGACAGCACTGGCACATACACAACTCTTTTTGGTGGCAACATCACAGACATAACCACATCGGTCAGCAGCACAGGATCAGTTGGCAAGGTTTACTCATACAACCTAATTGCTATGGGCTCTCTTGCTCGCTTGGCTAAAACAATCAGCGAAGGCGTATTAACATCAGAGTTTGACGGAGATCAGATTTACACTTTGCTTACAGAATTTTTATTAGGTGATTGGGTGGGTATATCAGCTGCACAAACATGGGCAACTTATGATGCAACAACGACCTGGGCAACTGCTGAAAATCTAGGAATTGGTGAGATCGATCAGCCTGGTCAATACGAAATGGTCAATCGTGGATCGTCAACAGATACGATTTACAACATCGCTTCACAAATAGCCAATTCAGCCTTTGGATATTTATATGAAGATAATGCTGGCAATATTGGATATGCAGATGCAGACCATCGCCAAAACTATCTAGCTGCTAATGGTGCAATTGAGGTTTCAGCAAACACAGCAATCGGAGCAGGATTAACCACTACGACCCAGGCAGGTAATATCCGCAACGATGTAGCCATTAACTATGGCAACAGTTTTAATGACCTAGAGGTGGCTTTAGATGCCACAAGCATTTCTATTTATGGCTACAAATCAGAAACCCTAAACTCAAGCATCAAGAATCAATCAGATGCGGAAGATATTGTTAATAAATACTTAAGTCTTAGAGCCTATCCTTACCCAGTATTCGACAGCATCACATTCCCAATTACAAACTCAGAATTAGACGATACAGACCGAGATCACCTTTTAAACGTGTTTATGGGTCAACCACTGACCATCACCGATTTACCGCCTCAAATAGCCTCTGAGGGGCGTTTTCAAGGGTATGTAGAGGGTTGGTCATGGAGCACGTCATTCAATGAGTTATACCTGACCATCAACCTCAGCCCAATAGAGTTCTCAGCCGTATTCCAACAATGGAATGAGGTCAATGCCTCCGAAGCATGGAACACATTATCAGGTACAATTACCTGGCGAACAGCGATAGGAGTAATTTCTTAATATGGCAACAACTACCAATTATGGGTGGGAAACCGCAGATGATACCGATCTGGTCAAAGATGGTGCGTTGGCTATGCGAACACTTGGTTCAGCAATTGATACGACTACGAAAGCCCTTAACCCATCAACAACTTTAGGCGATATTGAATATCGATCAGCAACTGCTAACACCAACACAAGATTAGCAATTGGATCAACTGGCAATGTTTTAACAGTTTCTGGTGGTGTGCCAACTTGGGCTGCTCCTGCTTCTGGTGGAGGAATGACTTTATTAAGCACAACAACACTTTCAGGCTCTTCTACATCAATTTCAATTACTCCGACAGGATATAACGAAATTGTGGTAATTGTTCATGGTATTACAAACGGCTCAAATGGTAATTTGTTCATGGGTATTAATTCAGATACAACTGCTGCTAATTATGTTCAAGCATTTTACGCAACAGAAGGCACATCTTATTATTCAGGAGCAAATGTTGGCGTTGCAGGAGTAAATGCAATTATTCCTGGTCAGGTTGGATACTTAGGCGCAAATAATAATAATATCGCTCAATTTATTATTGAACAACCAAACCTCACCACTCGTAAATTGGTTAGTGCTCAATCGGCATTTTATTCACAGAATAGTCTTCATGCATCTAGCAATTCGACTTGTAATTATGCTACCTCATCTGCATTGTCTTCAATTGAATTGTTTACCACAGTTGGAAGTTTTACCGCAGGAACTGCACTAGTTTACGGAGTTAAATAATGACAAAACCAATGATAAGAATACATAATACTGAGACTGATGAAATTATTGATCGAGAAATGACCAATAAAGAATATGAGGCTTATGAAGCATCTGCACAGGCACTTGCAGAATTAGAAGCATCAGTAGCGAATAAAACTGAAGCAAAGGCTGAACTACTTGCCAAATTAGGCATCACTGCCGAAGAAGCACAACTTTTACTTTCCTAAATGAAGTCGTGGCTGAGTAAGTCAGCAGTCCAATTACGGGAGCAAATTGATGACTGTTTTCCAGATAGGGATCGTTCTTCTGATGGTTGGATTGGCGATGCTAGGCACTCACAATCTAAATCCGACCACAATCCGAGTAGCGATACGGGCGTGGTTCGTGCTATCGATGTGGACAAAGATTTAAATAAAATCAAGGGATTGTCAGTACATTTAGTTGAGCAGCTGAGAATCCATGCCAAAGCAGATAAGCGTAAACGCATCACTTACATTATCTTCGATGGTAAAATATGTTCTGCTAGAGGTAATTGGAAATACAGGACTTACAAAGGATTCAACCCACACAAGTCGCACATCCACATTTCCTTTAGCCCTGCGGGAGATCAGGACAGATCGTTTTTCGACATCCCACTTCTCGGAGGCAAAGCATGAAACTAAGCAAGAAACATAAAGCAGCAATCAAATCTTACTTACGAGCAGTAGCAGCTTCTGGACTTACAGTTGCTTTAGCAATTGCAGGAGATATACGACCAGAATATGCGGTATTGCTTGGAGCATTAGTTGCACCGCTAGTCAAGGCATTAGATCCTAAGTCTGGTAAAGAAGCCGATTACGGGATTAGCACAAAAGCATGACCGAGCAGGATTTTTTTACACTCTACATCGCAACGATTGGCATACTAGGCGGATTTGCTGGGTATGTCATCAGTCATTTACTGACCGAAATTAAACGCCTTAATCAGCGTGTCGATGAGATTTACAACATTCTTTTAGAGCGATAATTTAAAACATGGCGAACACACGCAAAAAGCAAACAGCCCGTAAAAAGGTTGCAAAGAAGCGGATTGTGCGTAAGTCGCCAGAGCCATTAACCAAACTTGATGTCTTTTATGCATCTTTGCATGAATGCTACAAATCAGCCCGTAAGGCTGGATTTAGCGAAGGCATTGCACTTTGGATGATGCAAGACAGAATCCTTCCCGACTGGATTGTCGGAGATGGAGGGATCATTCCATCGATTGATCCGACTGAAGAAGATGAGGATTTTGATTAAGCGATACTTGGTTATTTCAGATTTACAGATTCCCTACCACCATGAGGCAGCTGTTAAAAATGTTATCAAGTTAGCAAGGCGGGAGAAGTTTGACAGTGTACTTAATGTTGGTGATGAGATTGATTTTCAAACCATTAGCCGTTGGGCTGAAAAAACACCTTTGGCTTATGAGCAAACTTTACACAGGGATCGTGAACTTACTCAGTCGATTCTTTGGGATCTCACCGAGCACGCTAGAGAGGCTCATATTGTCCGTTCTAACCATACTGATCGCCTATACAACACTCTTTTAAAAGTACCTGGCTTAATCAGTTTGCCAGAATTGCAGTACGAAAAATTTATGGATTTCTCTACTATGGGAATTCAATTCCACAAGACCTTTTATGAGTTTGAAAAGGGTTGGATCTTGGCACATGGCGATGAAGGTAATGCAAACCCTAACCCAGGCATCACTGCTCTTAATCTGGCTAAAAAGGCTGGTAAGAGCGTTGTTTGTGGTCATACCCATAAGTTAGGGCTAAGTGCATACACAGAGGGCTTAGGAGCCAATTACAGGACGATTTGGGGCATAGAGGCTGGCAACCTTATGAATAAGTCAAAAGCCTCATACACAAAGGGAATAGCCAATTGGGCTATGGGCATCGTGATCCTGGATTGGGATGGTAAGAACATGACCCCGACCCTTATTCCAATCAACAAAGATGGATCATTTACGGCGTTGGGCAAAGCCTATGTCTAGAGAAACAGACTACAAAGAACGCACAATCGATGATGCCATCGATGTCATTGATAACAGTATTGTTATCTGACACGCCATCAAACCTATCGAGATTGTCGCTGATCTAGCACATACTTAATCCCAACAGGCAAAGAGCCTGAGATCGGGAGCAAACAAATGAGCAATATAAGTGATCAGATGGCGGTAGCAATCGTCATTTTTAGCACCTTTGCGGTTTTCTTATTTATGGCTTGGCGAGAAGATCGTAAAAATAGATTATGGGATGAAGCCTGGCGTGCTGGCTATGAACAAGGCACAAAGGTAGTGCGCAGTAATGTCCGCTAATCGTGATGCCTTATTTGCAGAAGCAACATTACTTTCACAAGATAGAGGTCGAATTTATGGATCTCCATATTCCAACCACAAGCGGATCGCAGACATCTGGTCAGGCATTCTCGACATGCCAATTACAGCACATCAAGTTGTGTTATGTATGGTCGGACTTAAGATCGCTCGTTTGGTTGAAACGCCCACACATCATGACTCAGTTGCAGATTCGGTCGCTTACTTGGGATTCTTCGAAGATGTACTCCAAGCGCAGCTAGACGATGATTACGAAAAATTCTAATCGGAGTGTTTGGTGTGATTACTGTAAAGCGCAGTATGGAGCGCATACAATCAAGGGTCAAAATCCGGCAACTTGGCTTTCAAAGAGCCAAAACGGAACAGAGCGAGCCTACTGCGATAAGTGCAGACACTCAGTGGAGGCTTGGCATGATGGGAGCACTTGGGATCTTCGTGCACAACAGGAATACCGACAAGGGAAACAGGAGATAAATTATGGCTTTTAATTTGGAGGATTATGAAACAGTCGAAGAAAGATTATCGAAATTCTGGAAAGACTGCCCAGACGGGCGGATCGAAACCGAGCGAGTTGTCGCCGTTAACGCTCCGAGCGATGAATATGTATTTGTGGCTCGGCTATTTAGAACTGAGGCTGATCAACATCCAGTATCGACTGGGTGGGCGAGTGAAACGAAAACAACTTCAGGTTTTAATAAATTTGCTTGCGAGTTGTCTGAGAGCAGTGCGCTTGGTCGTGCGCTCGCTAACTGGACTTACGCCAAAAAAGGTGCAAGACCATCTCAAGTGGAAATGGAACGAGTAGCCAAAGGCAATCAAGAATGGACTAAGCCAACATACGGAGCACCTGGAACAAGGACTGCAGCTGTAGTTGATGCCTTACGTAATACCGATTGGTCAGCACCTAAATTGGAAGATCCAGCACCTTTGGCTTGGTCGGTTGATGATGTTGCGCAATCATTAAATGCGGAAAAGGTAGGTGAATCTTTTGATTGCAAGCATGGTCAAATGCTGCGCAAAGAGGGAACATCTAAAACAGGCAGACCATTTCTCGGTTATGTATGCACAGAGAAAAGCAAAGCCGATCAATGTGAACCTCATTGGGCAAAGACCACAAGCAATGGCAAGTTCTATTTCCCAGATCCAGATAAGGACAAATAAATGGGCGAGTTAGAAATAATCCAGGAGGGTCGTTTACGCATTAAGTTTCATTCAGATGGCACAGTTGTGCCCGATGTAGTGCCGCTAAATGAGTGCTGCGATATGTGTAATGACCCCAGAATGGTTCATGTTGAGGGATTGCTTAAGTGCGTAGGTTGTGGAGTAATCAACAGAATCGATTATGGGCATCATGCCTAAATACGATTACGAATGTTTGCGTGAGGGAGTAGTTGCTGAGTTTGATTTAGCAATTGACCACAATGCTCCCTTTTGCAATACGTGCGGATCAGTAATGCGTAAGGTCTTTACAGCAACGCCAGCAATCTTTAAAGGTAGGGGCTGGGGTGCTAAGCCATGATTGAAGCAGCTGTAATGAAATGCAATGCTTGCAAGAAGCCTACGATATTTGAGATAGAGCATGGCTGGGATACAGTGCCAGGAGTAGTTATCGCTGAATGCCAAAAATGCTATCGCAAAGGTGCAAGACTTGAGGAGGATATTATGGATAAACAGATAGAAAGATGCCATTTATGTGGTGGATGGAAAATGGAATACAACAAATGCGGTGCTTGTAAAGAATGAAGGTTTTATTGGCATGTGAGGAAAGTCAGGCGGTTGCAAAAGAATTTAGAGCATTAGGCCATGAGGCTTATTCTTGTGATGTTTTGCCTACCTCTGGAGATAACCCAGAATGGCATATTCAAGGAAATGTTTTAAACTATCTAAATGATGGCTGGGATATGATTATCGGGTTTCCGCCTTGCACTTACATGACCAACGCTGGGGCTGTTTGGATGTATCCCAAAAAAGGCCAGGTTGACCCATTACGATTGGAAAAGGCTATGCAAGCCAAAAAATTCTTCATGTCTATCTACAACGCCAAAGCCAAATATATTGCTATTGAAAACCCTCTACCAATGAAAATTGTAGGGTTGCCAGACAAATCACAGGTTATTCAGCCTTATGAGTTTGGCGATCCATACTCCAAAAAGACCTACTTATGGCTTAAAAATCTGCCTTTACTTAAACCTACAAATGTATTAACTGAGTACCAACCATTCATCAATGGAGGAGGTGGGCGTTTAACTCGACCTAACTACCAAAACAAGAAGTTTGCAGCTGGGGCATTTAATAGATCCAAAACATTTCCAGGTATAGCAAAAGCAATGGCACAACAGTGGAGCAACGCCACGCCGTCTGACCTGCGGTTATAGGAAAGGATTTGACTGAGCATGATAACCTTTAGAAGACATTCGCCTCAAGGGCGAAAAGGCGAGCCCCGTAGGGGATGGCTCGCAAGGTGGCACCTAATTGGGATACTCATAATTGTGAGCCAATTACTAGCCTTAGAGCCAGTACAAGCAGCTAATAAGAACATATACAAGCAATACGCCTTCATGCAGTTAAATCACAACTTTAAAGAATTCTATTGTTTAAGTGATCTTTGGTATAAAGAATCTAGATGGATACCAACAGCAAAGAATCCTAAGTCAAGTGCGTATGGAATAGCACAACTGCTAAAGACAAAGACAAAAGATCCATATACACAGATTGACCAGGGCTTGAAGTACATAAAGCACAGACATGACACAGCATGTAATGCGCTCGCCTTCCATAAAAAGAAGGGCTGGTATTGATGGCTAAGCCAGGAGTAGGCACAAGGACATGGCGTAAGACAAGAGAAAGAATACTTAGAAGGGATGGCTACATCTGCCAGTATTGTGCACAAGAGGCTGATACAGTAGATCATGTTATTCCACGCAGAGTTGGTGGATTAGATAGTGATGACAATTTAGTTGCGGCATGTAAAAGATGTAATTACAGCAAGGGGGGGCGTTTTTTTGTGAGCCACAGGACACCACCGACCCCCTTTCCTT